TTGGATGAATACCAGCACCAAACGCAGATGATAAACCAACTCTTACTTTCCTAGAATGAAGTCTAAGTGGATCAGGCATTAAGTTTGGAATTTGATAATTACCTCGTGATAATATTGGATTATATAATTGAACAAATCCCTCTTCAGCAAATTCTGCTCTATTCAAAATAAACTTAAGGTCTTCCCATTGACTTGGTTCCCAAGTAGATGCGTTTTGTGATTTAAATAAAGATCCTAGAAGTGGTTGATTTGAAACAAATTCGTCAGTTAATAGATCGTTTTCACCAACTCTTGATATGAAAACTCTGTATTTAAGTGATGTAGAAATAACAACTAAAGCATATTCAGTTCCACCCTCCAAGTAAACTGGTGATTCAAAAGTAAATTTAGTAGCAGCAGATCCGTCAGATGAAGTTGAAATTTGATCTGGGTCTAGATTAACTTGAGAGAAAGGAACAACTTCATTGGTTGGTAAACCAAGTTTAACTGTTCTGATTTCAACTGTTACAGGTATGCCATTATCATCAACTCTTTCAAAGAACACTTCAGCACTTGTTAAAAAGATACCATTTTGTTCACTTATAAAGAATGATTGTGCTAACGGATCTCTTGCTCCACCTCTTCTTC